AATGGTTTTAGCGGATTGTCTATTCTGTTGAAGTGCTTGAATCTTAGTAGACCACTCTTCAAACTTAGAGCGAATGGAGAAGTTATCATCGTTAAGCACGGTGATTGTCCATGGCTCAAATGTGCGGTCTCCAGCAATCTTAAGTGTCCTACCACGGTAGGGTACTTCGATAACTCCAATCGTAGCAGCAGGTATGTTTGCTGCTTTGATTAGGTATCCTGCTGTTAATGCTGCCTCGGCAGGTGAGTTTCCACTAGGGTCTCTACTTGCCCCTTCTTGAGTCTGTAAGTCTTGTGATCCTAATTTTGCTCCAGATTTACCAGTTCCAGCGTTTGACTGGAGGATCTCGGGCCAAGCCATTTCGACTTGGAACAGATTAGGTCTTGCGAGATCCCTAATAGCGGAGCGAAAGTCCGTAATAGTAGTATCTACTATACTGGGCTTGCTCCCCTGAACTGGGGATTTAAAATCAGATGCCATTGTTATACTCCTTTACGGATAGAATTGACCACGAAGACGTGGCACGGGTTTACTCATTACGATACGATTTCACCGAAGCTAGAACCAGTTCTAGTAGCGGTAAAGGTTAGTGTGATGAAGTTGATAGAGCGTGTTGGCTTCACGAATATCTCTGCGTAGAATTCTCCACGGTCGATACTCTCAGCTGGGTTGTTGCTGCTGTCGCAAACAACTAGGAAGTCAACGATACCACGACGTGATTGCACACTGCGGAGGTATGGCTCAACGATGTTCTTAAACTGTGAGCGAGTAAACTCGTCATTCAATTCAAAGAGTTGAGTCTTTGCTGCCTCTTGGATTGCTTCCTCAATAACGAGGAATAAGCGACGGACGTTAATCCTATCAAATGCACTCTGGAATCCTAGTCCAGTCTTGTCACCGAATAGAATGATGCCCTGTCCTGGGAATGCAACTACAGGGTTAACCCTTGCTGCATACAGACGGTCTCTATGATCCTTAAGTGGAGAGTAAGCAAGTTTAATTGCGTTACGGAGTTGTCCACGGTTGAAACCAGCAGGTGAATACCAAGGCTCTTGGTTAAGAGTTGTGCTTAGTGTTAGACCTGCAATGTCAGCGTTACATGGGACGTAACGATAGACATCATTGTACTTGTCATAGATGTACTTGTAGTTATTATCGAATACAACATATGAAGAGCTGTTTAGCTGGTCATAGAATTCAACTACCTTGTTAACTATGTCAAGAACCTTAGGTTGTCCAACAACATCAGGACGATATGGCGAAATAAATGCCATGCAATCCTTACGTGTGTTAGCAATACTGATTAGATGCTGTGCCTTAGCAATGGTATCTCCAAGAGATTGCATGCCAGGTCCCATGAGGATGTAGTCTAGGTCTACAGTCTCAGCATCATTGAATAAATCATATGCACCTAAAATGTCTGGCCTTGAAATCGTGTAACCATCTACACCACCCTGTAAGGAGTAACGTGCGGTTGCCTGATTAGATGTGCCAACTAGAGGAAGTGATAAAACGTTAGTGCCGTTAGGATCGTCTAGGTTATTAAGAGCATCAGCTGACTTAACTAAGTCAAATTCCCTGTTAACACCTGAAGAACCCCAAGTACCAGTAGCGTTTGGATCCTTATCATAGATTGAAGATGCCTCATGACTACCCCAATAGAGGTATTGTGAGAAAGTTTTAATTACGTCCTTGTAATACAGGTTGTCACCTTGTGGTGAGCGAGCATCACTTGCCTTAGAAATATTGAGATGCTTCTCAAGGAGTGATCCTGGAGTGCCTGTTAGTTTTCCGTCTCCATCAAGGACTAAGATGTGAAGAAGGTCATTGTAACCACCACGGTCAACACACCAAGAAGATGTAGTAGGACGTGGAGCAATGTTTTTCCAATACTGACCAGGTCCATAAAGACGTGTGTCATAATCAGACTCAACGTTAGCGATGCTAGGGACGTTTGCGTCAGCATCAGTAACTGTCTGGTTTGCTTGGAATTGAGGTGACCCTTGGTTAAGTGCAATACGCACTTCACGAGTAACAGACTCAATAACACCAGCATCACCAGTGGCAGAGCCAGGTGTATTAGAGTTATTTGCTAATTCAGTAACTGTGTCTCCAACTTCCAATACGTCAGAAGATGCAGAGTCAACAGTAATCTCAACCGTGCGTAGCGTCTCATCGTATGCTACAACACGACCAGTAACACCACCACTAACAGCAGTGATATAGTTGTCTTTTTCAAACTTACCAATGAGCGTTGCAGCGTCTTGGAATTTAACCTTAACGGTATAGGAGTATACACGACCGTAGATGTTAGCAGCGGAGTAAGAAACCTCAGCGTTGTTAACAAATCTCCACTCAGCGGAGGTTGGTTGTGCAAGATATAATACTTGGTCTGCACCAGCATCCGTTATAACAACCCTTAAACTGTTACCATGGACTCCAGCAGTTTTAGATGCCCACTTCCAATCGTTAGCAGCGGACTCAATTGTTGACTCATAGATGTCAGCATTCTTAATTAGAGGTGCTGTAATACCAGTAGAAGTTCTCTCATTAATAGAGGTCTTGTCAACAGTTACTGTTGTAAGTGTTACAGTAGAACCATCAGTATGAGAAGCAGCAGTAGATCCGAGTTGTGCTCTTGTAACCGTTAGGTTATTACCAGCAATACCAGTAACCCTTAGGTACTCATCGTCAATTCTGATATAAGCGTTAGTACCTGCTGCAAGTGCAGTAGCAGAGGTAACTGTTAAAGTTGTGTCTCCAGCAAGGAATGTGCTACCCTCGTTAATTGTTGAGGATGTTCCAGCAGCTTCAATAAGAGTAACCTTAGAAGCAGGAGCGTGAGATACAGCAGCAGTTGCTAGTTGTCCACGTTGAACTACAACGTCGTTACCAGATACACTCTGGACGACCATTAATTCAGCATCGATGAACAATACGTCAGCAACGTCAAAGTCTGTTGTAGCATCAACAGTCAAAGTAGTATCAGACCCACTGAAAGTAGTCTCTGTATACTGTGCTGTGTCGATAGCATTCTTGAGTGAAGCGTTATCAGCACGGACAACCTTTACTGTCCCTCCATATAATAGGAATTGCGCTGCGCTAAACCAATATTCAAAGTTATATTCGGTAGGTTTACCATAAATGGCGAGTAATTCTTTCTCGCTAGTTACAGTTTGAACCTCCTCTACGGGTCCCTTCTCGAAAGAGCCAACAATAGCAGCAATGTTATCTACAGTGCTATTAATAACGTTGGTCAGATCTCTTTCTAGAACGACAACCCCTGGTGAAAGTTGTGTGGATGCCATCTGTTAAATCTCCTAGGTAGTATTCCAATTCGGATGCTGAAATTATTTATTGTTTTGTGTTATTCCACTGGGGAAACAATACAGGAACACTACCAATCAGGATACATCCAGTCAGTGAATGGTGTACCCTTAAGTTTCAGTTTTCTCTGCTTCAAGATACGCTTAATCGTGCATAACTTACACTCATATGCATATGCAGACGGGAGGTCACCCCTATGTTTACGTGTCAGATAGTAGTCATCTATTAGATTCTTCTCTTCTCCGCATACTCTACACTCTCTCTCCTTGAATAGCAGATGCTCTAACTTGACCTGCTTCTCTAAATCCATCAGTCATCTCTCATCCATTTCCTAATCCATCTTGGTGCATAGAATATTGCAAATGAACCACCCCAAAAGGTTGCTAACACTGCTATATGAAATAGTCTATTAGGGTTTAGTATCAAACCAAGACCTACAAGTATCATCCAAGTATAATCTAAGGTGCCATGTAGTCTCCACCACATCTTGTCACCTAACCTCTTCATAATTTTATCTCTTTGCTTTCCAAACCAAGGTGATACGTGCCTCATCATAACGAAGCCCTCGTTGAAAAACATAACAAAGAATCCAATCCAAAAAATCATTAGTAATTATAGTCCCACATATAAGATCTGTCACCATACTCATCAGCACCACGTCTGGGGTTTTCATCAGACTGCCATACACCACCTTCATCATCAACAAAGGTTTGCTCAATACCTATACCATCATCTATGAATCCAAATGGAGCCATATCAGCTTCAATGCCTTCCTTCTGCTCTAGGTACATTCTAGTCCTGACATCATCATCATGAATCTCCCTGAAGTAATCAGTAGTTGCTAACCAACTAAAGATAACCAGACACATAGCAAGGTCATCGTTACATCCTTCCTCTGCTTCCCATGCCTGACCTCTCTGTATGAATGTGGTCAACTCTGCCATTATATCATAGTCTTTAAAGATAAGTTTGTCATCCTCAATCAACTGTTTCATATTAGCACACCCAGTCTTCTTAACTGTTGTGCTCATCTTAACTCCAAGTTGTACCTTGGTGCCACTAAATCCTTGTCCTACAACCTGACCTGCTCTACCTCTCATAGCACACATGAGTAGATTCTCATACTCTAGGTCAAACTGCATGATGTCTGCTACCTGTCCACCAATATCATTAACTTCTATCATCACATACGCCTGGTTATATGAAGTCGCTACCTGATGAATGATATTAGGAAAGAGTAATGGTTTAATTGTATTATTTCTATACTTTGCTACGAGTTGATAGGGTATTGTAGTGGTATCTATCACTGTAAATGCAGAATAATCCTTAGTTAGACCCCTAGCAACGTCAACACAGATGTGATACGTGTGTTCTGGCTCTGGATCCTCATAAACATACAGTCCTGCATTCCTCTTAATAGGTTCCTCATATACTAATGTCTTTAATTTAGTAGAAGAGATAAGAGTATTAACTGACCCTAGGAATTCACACTCAAATTCTTGGTTAAACTGCTCCTCTGAGGTATTCTTAATCGTCTGCTCTTTCCATGCAGCATCTCTACCTGGTACCTGTTGCCAGTGTACCTCTGTTGTAGTGTATTCATTCTGTCCTTTCTCTGCGTCATGCCACAGTTTATAGAACATATTCATACCCTTAGGGGTAGATATGATAATAACTTTAGTTGACTTACCAGAAGATATAGTAGGATATACAGAGGAGAAGAACTCATCTGCTATATGAGTAGGAATGAATGCAAACTCATCAAGGAAGATGATGTTGAATGACATACCTCGGACAGCACTAGCAGAAGTAGATGCTGCTAAGATTTTACTACCATTTTCTAATTCAAGACTTCCTCTGTTCCAGTTGACAACACCTTGTTGCAACCACTTAGGTAGGTTTTCATATGATAATTGAAGACGTTGTAACATCTCTCTTGCAGTCGCTGCTTTGTTAGCAAGGATTGCAATGTTGACATTATCATTGAAGATTGAATACCACAACAAGTATGCTGTAACAACAGTGGACTTACCAGACTGACGTGGTAGCTTTGCTATATTAAATCTATTATCATGAAAACGATTTACCATGTCTTCTTGGAAATCGTACAGGTCAAAGTTAACTATACCTTGATCGAGGTTAACAATCTTGATATAGTTACGAATAAAATAAACAGGATTCTGTTGGCATTTGATAAACTCCTTCACCTCATCAGGTGAGAAGTTAGTGTTGACATTAGCCCGTTTAAGATTCGGGTTACCTAGATATATGTCCTGCTTATCGGGCATTAATAAAGACCTGGCATATTAGCAGCACTATTTAATGGTCCATTCTTCTCTGGAGCATCAGGTGCTACCTCAATATCTGCATCACTAATAACTTCTGGCAATGGGTCACCTACATCAGGCTCCAGTGTGCCATGCTTATATCTAATCTCTCTTAACTCTTGGAAATTCTTTTGCTTAGTGCCACCATCATATTCCCAAGCATATCCTTCCTCAATCATTTGCTCATTGAGAGATACCACATCATCACCAACATATAACCACCCAAGAAGCCTACCATACTTACCCATACCACCTTTAAGCTCGGTACGAATAGTGAGTTCATGCTCTCCTTTAAGTACATCCTCAAGAGTATACTTCATCCAGTTGGTAGCATCTATTCCTAATGCCTTCTCTTCTAAATCTCTTGTCCTCTTCTCTGGGGTATCAACACCTGCCACACGAACACGTTCATGCTTATAGATATCAAATCCTAAGTCGATTACTACGTCAATGGTATCACCATCAACTATTTTCGTTACTTCCGTAACTCGGAAGTTGTAACAACTCTTCCGAGACGGTGGTGTCATCTTTCCCATTAGGATACCAATCGCCGTACTTAAATATATAGACAAGACAGAATTATTGACCAGACTATCATTATGTTAGTAGAGAGAATTGCAACAGAAATTATTAAGAGAGCAAAGACATTAGATGGTTTGGAACCTATAGAATGTGATTGCAAAATGATTGAGTTTGAGGCAGGATGGATAGCAAATGAGATGTGGAAATGTCCAGGTCTTAGAAAGATTCATGTAGAAACTTCTGAAGTTAAAGGATTAGACGTACTCCACTGTGTATTCTTCCCAGATTTTGAGTATAATATTCCTATCTTTGGTTGTGATATAGTTGCTACTAAGACAGTTATCACTGCTGCTATCGTAGATGTATCCCCTGTAAGAGGATGTGAAGCAATATACAAAGAGATAGCACCAGTTAGTAATGCATATTATTTTAAAGAGAAGAGACCTCTACCCCTATGGGGTGATGATATATTCTCACAGCATTTTAAATTTGTTAGAATTAGAGATGAAGATGAGGTGGAAGAGTATATTAGAATACTAACAGGTTACCTAGACATCTTCTGCAACTGGGTAAAAGCTGCCGAAAAAGATAATGATTGGGTGCAATCCATGCTAAGGATGGATGACCAATGCTATTATTCACATCAGCAGAGAAAGAATAAGAAAACTATTGCAGTACTATCGAGTTGGTTTAATAAAGAATGGGCAATGGAATACATTTACAACATTCTATTTGATAAACCTACGATACATGGACAACTCCCTTCATTCCAGCCCCAGCATGAGGATCACACTGAATCTCATAGTCACCTACCTCAGGGAAAGTAACATCAAAACTCTCACCAGCAGTAAATGCTAGATCACCATGTGATAGTTCTGGATGGTCTGCCACCTGCATGTTATGAGGGGGTAGATCACCATTAGTGAATGTAACTGTATCTCCAACAGAGATTGTTACCTCACTAGGCTCGAAGACCAAGTTGCCTCCTGATCCCATCGTTATATCAGCAGCATATGCTTTTGCTGCTAACGTAAAGGACAACGCCAGTGAAGTGAGCATGACTGTTAGCCTGCTCATCCACCACATGATTTCATGTTTCATAATAATGTAGAAAATAGAGATTCTTCTTTAAGTATACAATCAATAGAATGCGGATGCTCCTTTAGATAGGAAACATCCGCAACTGCTTGATTTCTTGCTGAATAGGCATCCTCTGCGTATTCGCAGATCTCTTGGTGATGCCTTGTTTGGTCCATATAGGACACTGTATAATGAGACACGATTTTTAGGCCGAGGGCTCGCTAATTGTATAGGTATTTATCGCAAAAATCAATATAGATGCTCTTCTTGTCCGAGTTCGATAACACAGTCAGAGGTTGGATATGCAACACAAGTTAGAACAAATCCTGCTGCTACTTGCTCTTCATCTAAAAAGGATTGATCTTCTTGATCTACTGTACCTGAAACTACCTTACCAGCACATGTACTACATGCTCCAGCACGACAAGAGTAAGGGGCATCAGCACCTTCTTCTTCCACTCGGTCTAAAATATACTCATCAGATGCACACTCAAAGGTGCTCTCTGTTCCTGCTGCGTCTTTTACAGTTACTTGATACGATGCCATTTAAGTTCTCCAGAACCTGTATATTATATAGCATCTATTGCGAAAAAACAACCCTTTATTGAGAACGCAAATCAATTGCAGTGACTATGATTCTGCTCTCCAAACATCAACTCCACCTGAAGGTGGTCTCTTACGTGCTCTAGCTTGATACCTTCTCTTAATTCTTTGTGCCTTAACTTTCTTCATACCCTCAACGTCCTTCTTGGTTTTCGCATCTTGCTTAAACTCAAACTTCTGAGTAGGACCATCATAACCTTGCTTCTTCTTATCTCTTGGCTTTAAAATTGATTGAGCTTCATCAATAACCTCTTCCTTCTTCATCTTCTTTTCATCACATGTCTCTTCGACACACATCTGACACTTAGAACAGTATTTCTTTCCAGTAGGACAGTTGTGCTCTTCGTTAAAAAATGTTCTGAGTGATTTCATGGTGCTTTATATCCGTTCTCTGGATTTAGTGGGCAATTCTTTTCATGCTTCTCTGTCCAAGTGTAAGGTTTCCAATGTCCCTGTGGAGGTGTTAGTCCACAGTACTTGCATACCTTTCTACGTTCTTCAGCCATAATGATATGCTCCTTTACTTGTCTTTTTGGGTAGTTTACCACTTCTGACTTTAGTACCAGAAGTTTCTCCCTCCCCTTTAGGGTGGGAACCAGCTTTGGACTTACCTATGTTAATAGACTTCCCAGGCTTTTTAGACTCGGTGTCATGTAAACGTGCAGGTTTGTCCTTATCTTTAGTTATCACTGATTCTTGACCGTGCTTGCGTCCTAGACGACGCATTGTTTTTCCAAACCGACGTTTAGACATCTTATCTGGTTTAGATGCCTGATAGGAAACTTCTGTGCCAGTTTCACCACTGTCATACTTATACTTACCCTTACCTTTTGAGTGACCAATCCCATGCTTCTTGAGATCCTTCTCTAGATTTTTTCTAGAGGATCGGTTCTTTTTTTCAGAATCTCCCCTGTCGGCAGAGATGTGCCCTGTGACTTGAGTTTTGGACTTTGTATATTGTCTGACAGTCTTGTTGCCCTCTTCGATGAAACGTTTAAATGTCATCTTCTCATTGACATCTTTCTTCTCATCTGTATTCTCGGACTTTTTCTTCTTGTCTTTGATTACTCTTACAGCAGTCTTAATTAAAGCAGATGCTAGACTTTCATCTATCTGTTCTACTTCTTCTCCAACTACTTTTTTAACGTCCTTAGCGAACTTGACAGTAGCCTTAACGCCAGACTTGACACCCTTGGCAAACTCCTTGGCACGTTTCTCTGGAACTTTACCTTTGGCACGTGCAACTGCATATCTCTTCTTGAGTTTTCCAGTAGCTTCCTTATGGCGGTCAACACCTTTCTTGACAGTATCCTTGAGTTTACTATAAAGACCTTTCTTCTCAGGTTTCTTTTTAGGTTGCTCTTTCTTTGCCTTAGGCACTGACTTCTCAACCTTCTTTCTAATCTCAACGACCTTTGGCTTAGCTTTTGGTTTTGCCTTTGGCTTAGGAGCAGTCGTTGCTTTAGCAACTGGCTTCTTCTTGGCAG